TATGGTGGATTGGGTAGAATTTGAAAATACATTGTTATTAACCAACGAAATGGGTCTGCAAAAGATACCAACAAAGATATTCCAAATCATAGATACATCGGTTTGGGGTAAAAAATAAAAAAAAATTAAAAAAAAATACATTTTGAGATTTCTATAGTATATATATATATGTAATAACAATTAGTTATTTGACAATTTGGAATTTGAAAGTAGAGAGAATTATAAACTCTTTATGGGATTGGCTGAATAATGGATGCCTCGAAAGAAGTCCATAAAGCAATCCATTACAGAATCGTGGTGATTCAATCGATGCTAAATGTTGTGTCGGTTTTCTTTGACAAAAGATGTAGTATGTATTTTCGTAAAAAAAAAGAAGCGATTCTTTGACTTCATTGTGGGTAAGGATAAAACCTAAATCCCACCTCGTGACAGAATTAGCCCAAAGTTAGAGGGGTAATGTAATCACATAGGAGTTGTATCCACTCGGACGATTATTAACCATAATTGAAGAGCACTATCATAACCGATAGATGTGAGGTATGAAGTAAACAAATCTAACCCGAAAATTATAGGTACACGCAAGTCCTATATCCCCACTATGATTCCAAACATTTTAAAAGCCCCAACGATTTTTAGTTTCCACCTTTATATAGACTTAAAAAACAATGGGGCTTTTTTCTATAAAAAAATAAAAAAAAAGTATGTTTTTACAAAGTTCAATGATATATATTATTGTATCAAGGTTACTTGATTAACAAATGACAAATAAAATATAAAACAGGAGAATACAAAATGGACTTAAATGCAATTCGCAAACGTCTCGGTCAATTACAGACCACAAACAACCGCACATCAAGCTTATGGAAACCTCAACCAGGAAACCAACAAATTAGAATCGTGCCTTACGCTTTCAATAAAGATAATCCTTTTATTGAATTATTCTTTCACTACAATTTGAACAATCGTTCTTATTTATCACCAATATCTTTTGGTAGACCAGACCCTATTGAAGAGTTTGCTCAAAAACTAAAAGCAAGTGGTAATAAAGAAGATTATCAATTATCTAAAAAACTTGAAGCAAAGATGAGAACCTTTGCACCAGTTATAGTTAGAGGTGAAGAATCACAAGGTGTGAAACTATGGGGATTTGGAAAGACAGTTTATCAAGAACTACTTTCTATAATCGCAGACCCTGATTATGGTGACATTTCCGACCCGATAAATGGTCGTGATGTATCGGTTGAATTCATTTCAGCAGAAGAAAGTGGAGCAAGTTTCCCTAAAACAAACATTAGGGTTAAACCAAACCAAACACCAATTTCTGATGAACCATCAGTCTTAGAGTTAGTTAAATCTGGCCAAAAAGACATTACTGATATTTATCAAGAGCAATCATACGAGGAGTTAACAGGCATTCTAAATGAATGGTTAAACCCAGGTGATGAAGAAAAGAAAGAAGAAGCTCCAAGTACGGTAGCAACTTCCAATTTAGGAACTTCTAAAGTGAAAGACACTTCAGAAGCTTTTGATGAATTATTCAATTCATAAATAATAACAATGTGGGGATTGAATTATTCAGTCCCCATCTTAACTATGGAGTAACAGAATGTCAGTAAATGATGTATTGGCTAAATCATTAGCCGACTCTTTAAATAAAAAATTTAAAGACACAAACAAGGTAGCATATTTCTTAGACGGAAGTGATACCACACCAACAGATATCAAGGATTTTATCTCAACGGGTAGTTCCACATTAGATTTGGCTATCGCAAATAAGCCAAATGGGGGTATTGCAGTTGGTAGAATTACAGAAATCAATGGATTAGAATCAAGTGGAAAATCTCTACTTGGTGCACACATCTTAGCAGAAACTCAAAAGAAAGACGGAATAGCAGTATATATAGATACTGAAACATCAGTCAGTCAAGAGTTTATGGAAGTCATTGGTATAGATTTAACTAAGATGTTATATTTACATTTAGAAACCGTAGAAGAAATCTTTGAAGCAATTGAAGAAATCGTAACCACAGTCAGAGAATCTGACAAAGAAAAATGTGTAACGATATTAGTTGATTCATTGGCAGCCGCTTCAACAAAAGTTGAAATGGAAGCAGACTACGACAAAGATGGTTGGGCAACTTCAAAGGCAATCATTATATCAAAAGCTATGAGAAAAATCACTCAGATGATTGGAAAACATAACGTAGCATTGGTATTTACTAATCAATTAAGACAAAAACTCGGAGTAATGTTCGGAGACCCTTGGACAACAAGTGGTGGAAAAGCACTACCATTTCACGCATCAACAAGAATTCGTTTGAAAAACCTTGGTCAAATCAAGGATACTAAAAAGAATACTATTGGTATGAAGTGTAGAGCCCAGATTGTCAAGAATAGATTAGGACCACCTTTGAGACACGCAGACTATGCTATGTATTTCGATAGAGGAATAGATAACTATGGTGGGTGGTTAACCGTGATGAAAGAGCATAACCTTATTAAAATAAGTGGTGCTTGGTATACATTAGTAGACCAGAACGGAGATGAACATAAATTCTTATCTAAAGATTGGGAAGACTTAATTACCAAGAATGATGAATTAAGAGAGTATGTTTACCAACTCATTTGTGATAAAGTTATATTAAAATACAAAGGAAAACTTGGTATTGATGATGTAGAGTTCACAGATGAGGTAATTGGTGATTAATAAAAGACACCTATCGATTCTAAATCAAATAAAAGAATCTGGCGGCAAAATAGATAGTGGGGAATCAAATGACTCGGTTTTATTGATTGACGGCATGAATTTATTCATACGAGTATTTTCAGCCATACCAACTACTAACGAGGACGGAGTTCACGTTGGTGGAATAGTTGGTTTTTTAAGGTCATTGGCATTCTCTATAAATATGATTAGACCTACACGCATAATCGTTGTGTTTGACGGTAAAGGTGGGTCTAATCGCCGTAGAAAGATATTTCCACAATACAAAATGGGAAGAAAGATGTCGTATCGTTTGAATAGAGGAAACGAGTATCTGACCCGTAATGAAGAGCAACAAATGATGATACGACAATTGAATCGTGTCGTGGAATATTTGGAGTGTCTACCAATTACTATAATCAATATGGAAAATATTGAGGCAGATGATGTCATTGGATATTGCACAAAACACGTTTTCAAAAATAAAGAAACCACCATTCTATCAACCGATAAAGACTTTCTACAATTAGTAGATGAAAATACAAAACTTTATTCACCGACAAAGAAAATAATGTATGATGAGGACAAAGTATTTGAAGAATATGGAATCCATCCTAAGAACTTTCTATTGTATAGAATGTTTGACGGAGATAAATCAGATGGAATACCAGGTGTGAATGGTATCGGTATGAAAACACTAACAAAATTATTTCCATTTATGAAAACGGAACAGAAATATACATTAGATGATATAATGCGAAGTGCAAAAACACAAAAGAACACTATATGTGAACGAATTATGGAATCAAAAGATTTATTAGATATGAATAGAAGACTTATGGACTTAGATGATAGTATCATAACGGGCCAAACAAAACTTAAAATAAAGGAAATATCAGAAAGGCCAATTCAAAGGTTGATAAAGCACCGATTCCAAAAGATGTTCTTAGAAGATAAGTTATATCAGGCATTACCTAATCTAAATAGTTGGTTGGCAACAACATTTAATAGATTAAACTTTATGGCAGAGGACTCACAGAAATGAGATTTCCACTAATACAATTATATGGATTCAATGAAAGTAAACCTATTGTAGAGGTTGAAGGTATTGATGGTGAATTACAATGGGATACTTGTGATTTAAAGGGATTACCACCGAAACGACTTAAAGGTTCTATGACCGACCACGGAGCAGTTCCTAAAGGTCAATATGATAATTTACCTTCTAAGTTTACAGATATGAATGGTAATGAACATTTAATAAAGAATATTTATACAATACGATGAGCGATGGGTAGAAAAAGAAAATATAATACCGAAAAGGAACGTAGAGACGCCCAAAGAAAGTGGCAAATGGAACATTATCTACGCAATAAAGAAGAAATTAAAGAAAAAGCACGACAAAGATATCGTGAGATGAAAAGAAAAGACATTTATGAAAAAAAAGTTAACGATTTGTATGGGGACATTGATATTTAATATAACAAGGTTATGAGCAAAAACGAATCACTAATACAATACGGAACATCTTTCCAATCAAAAATCATATCATCATTGTTGGTAAACAATAAGTTTATTAAAACCGTATATGATATCTTAGAAGTTAGTTACTTTGATAGTGACGCTAATAAATTTCTAATCACAGAAATCAGAAAGTATTTTGACAAGTATAAAACACCACCTACAATGGAAGTATTGAAAGTAGTGATTGATGATTTAGATAACGACGCAATGAAAACAGCAATTGTAGATAGTTTAAGAAATGCTTGGAACTTCAGAGAAAGTCCAGACTTGGAATTCGTTCAAGAAAAAACATTAGAGTTTTGTAAGAATCAAGTTATCAAGAGTGCAATTATGCAATCAGTTGATTTATTAGATACACAAAAGTATGATGAAATTAAGGGTGTAATTGACAACGCAATGAGAGCAGGTGTTGAACGAGATATCGGACACGAATATATGACTGGCTTTGAAGAACGAATGAGTTCATCAACGAGAGATACCGTTCCAACAAAATGGGATAGTATAAATGACTTAATGGATGGTGGATTAGCAGGTGGAGAACTTGGAGTAGTTGTGGCACCAGCCGGTATTGGTAAATCCTGGACACTACAAGCAATCGGAGCAGACGCAGTCGCTAAAGGTAAAACCATAATACATTACACATTAGAATTAAATGCACAATATGTGGGATTACGATATGATTGTATCGTGAGTGGACAACCAACGGGTAATTTACAATACTATAAAGAAGAAGTTTTAGCTAAAATAAATAAATTAAAGGGTAATTTGATTATCAAATATTATCCTACGAGAAGTGCAAGTGTTGCAACATTAACTGCACATTTACAACAATGTGAATTACAAGGTATTAAACCCGATATGGTGATTGTGGATTACGCAGATATTATGAAATCAACATCTAACTTCACAGAAAAAAGACACCAAATCGGACACGTTTATGAAGAATTGAGAGGTATGGCAGGAGAATTTAACATACCGATATGGACAGCTTCACAGGCAAATCGTTCATCATTAGAGGAAGACGTGATTGACGCATCAAAAGTATCCGAAGATTATTCAAAAGTAATGACCAGTGACTTTATTATGAGTATGTCAAGAAAAGTAGAAGATAAAATAGCAAATACAGGTAGATTCCACGTCATTAAAAATAGATTTGGACCAGACGGACTTACATTTCCAGCAACTATCAATACCAACACAGGTTACATTCAAATATACGAAGCCAGCACCCAACAAGGTAAGCAAGCTCAGGGAAAAATGGATAATGCAGAAGAGTATATGAGAAAGACATTAGCCCAAAAGAAAAAAGATTTTGATAATTTTGATAAAGATGGGTTCGAATAGAACTTCTAAAAAAATTCTAAGAAAAAATTAAATAAATTAAAATATCGGTGTATTTAAGTAATATATATTATATGTATTATAGGTAAAAGAACAGACAAAACAGGAGAGTTTCAAGTGAAATTTAAGTTATCGGAAAACTTCATCAGCAAGTATAAAAGGAAAAAAGCACCATTTGGTTTTAACGGATTAGGCGAATTAGTCTATATGAGAACATATTCAAGAATTAAAGAAGACGGAAAGAACGAACGTTGGTGGGAAACCGTTCAACGAGTCGTTGAAGGAACTTATTCTATGCAAATGAACCATATTGATTCACATCAATTAGGTTGGAATCCTTGGCAAGCACAAAAGTCTGCACAAGATATGTATGACAGAATATTCAATATGAAGTTCTTACCACCAGGTCGTGGTTTATGGGCTATGGGAACAGCAATCACAGAAGAAAAAGGATTGTATGCAGCACTAAATAATTGTGCTTTCGTATCTACAAAAACCATCAAAGAAGATTACGCAAAACCATTTTGTTTCTTAATGGATGCTTCAATGTTAGGTGTTGGAGTAGGATTCGATACTAAAGGAGCAGGAGAAGTTCTCATTAAAGGTGTTGATAAAAAAAGAGAATCAACAACTTATGAAATACCAGATACTCGTGAGGGTTGGGTAGAATCATTACAACATTTATTAGAAAGTTATTTTCACGGAACACAAGCAGTAGAGTTTGATTATACAAAGATTAGAGCATTAGGTGAGCCAATCAAGGGCTTTGGTGGTGTATCATCAGGTCCAGACCCATTAGAAGAAGTCCACGAAAGTATCAGAAAAGTATTAGAGGGTAATGCAGGCAATCCAATTACAATCACAACAATCGTAGATATTATGAATTTAATCGGTAAATGTGTAGTGGCAGGTAATGTTAGACGAACAGCAGAAATTGTGTTCGGTGAGCCAGATAATGAAGAATACTTAGATTTAAAGAATTATAAAGTAAATCCACATAGAGACCAATTTGGTTGGACATCAAACAATTCAGTATTTGCAAAACTCGGTATGGATTATACCGAAATAGCAAAGAGAATTGTAGATAATGGAGAACCTGGTCTTGCTTGGTTGGATAATATGAGAGAGTATTCTCGTATGAAAAATGGTGGTGATAACAAAGACCATAGAGTAATGGGTGGTAATCCTTGTTTAGAACAATCATTGGAGAGTTATGAATTATGTTGCTTAGTGGAAACATTTCCAGACAATCACGATTCATTAGAGGATTACAAAAGAACATTAAAATATGCATATTTGTATGCAAAAACCGTGACATTAGGAAGAACACATTGGTCAGATACCAATCGTGTTATGTTGAGAAACAGACGAATAGGTTGTTCAGTAAGTGGTGTCGCACAATTTATAACTAATCGTGGTTTAAATGAATTTAGAGATTGGTTAGAGGGTGGATACGACACTATACAAGAGTGGGATAAAATGTATTCAGATTGGTTCGCAGTTCCAAGAAGTATCAAAACCACATCAGTAAAACCAAGTGGTACGGTATCTTTATTGGCAGGAGCAACACCAGGATTACATTATCCAGAATCAAGATTCTATACAAGAAGAATTAGAATATCAGTTAATTCAGAACTAATAGAACCCCTAAAAAAAGCAGGTTATACGATAGAGCCAGCATTTGGTTCAGAGGATTCAACATTAGTTGTTGAGGTGCCAGTTGATGTCGGAGAGGGTATAAGAACTGCAAAGGATTTATCCATTTGGGAACAATTCAGTTTAGCAGCATTCCTACAAAGACATTGGGCAGATAACCAAGTTAGTTGTACGGTAACATTTGACCCCGAAACAGAGGGAGAACAAATCCCACACGCATTGAATTATTATCAATACCATCTAAAAGGTATATCATTACTTCCAAGACACGATTGGGGAGCATATCCACAAATGCCTTATGAAGCAATTGATGAAAAGACATACAATAAAAATGTTAAAAAACTTGGTAAATTATCATTTGGTGTGATTAAGAACGAAGAAGCAGAAGTTGATAAGTTTTGCAACAATGATTCTTGTGAATTACCGGGTTTACCAGAAGTAGAAGAAAATTAGCTTTCTTACAGGCAAGCAACACACCTGGATAAAAATGTGTTGTCAACAAAAACAAGGAGAACGATTATGAATATTCGTAATCTTACATTATCAGTTCTACTTATGACTGGATTGTTCGCACAATCTATTCACGGAGTAGTTCTTGATGATAACTCAAAGCCACTTGAAGGGGCTAATGTTGTAGTTGTTGGAACATCTTATGGTGCAGTATCAAATCAAATTGGTATTGCTCATATTGATATTCCAGCAGGAACTTATGACGTAACAGCTTCTTTCATAGGGTTTTCACCAATAACTAAATCAGTTGTTGTTGGTGAGAAAATGTCTACATTGGAATTTGTCTTAGAACAAAACTTTGTAGTCCTTTCAGACGTTGAGGTATTAGCTTCTAGAGCATCTCAACAAACACCGGTAGCCTTCACTAATGTTTCAAAAGAAGATTTGGAATTAAGACTTGGTTCACAAGACCTTCCAATGATTCTTAACACAACACCAAGTGTTTACGCTACACAACAAGGTGGTGGTGCGGGTGATGCTCGTATCAACATTCGTGGTTTTAATCAACGAAACATCGCAGTAATGATAAACGGAGTACCACAAAACGATATGGAAAATGGTTGGGTATACTGGTCTAATTGGGACGGAGTTGGAGACACAGCTGCTTCAATTCAAGTTCAAAGAGGACTATCAGCAGTAAACTTAGCAACGCCATCAATTGGTGGAACAATGAATGTCTTAACTGACCCAACTGCCTTTGAAAAAGGTGGTAAGTTCAAACAAGAAGCAGGAGAAGGTGGTTTTCTTAAAACTATGTTCAACTACAATACTGGTCTTATGTTAGATGACAGATTAGCTTTTAGTGGAACAATCGTCCGTAAAACAGGTGATGGATTAATCGATGGAACGTGGACTGACGCTTGGGCATACAACTTCGGAGCAAGTTATGCAGTAAGTGACAAACAACGTTTTGAAATGTACGCAATTGGTGCACCACAAAGACACGGACAAAATCTATACAAGCAAAATATCGCTACTTACTCACAAGAGTTAGCTGGTGATGTTGACGGATACGATACTGACGCTTTCGCAGAAGGTGAAAAGTTCGAAACCGAAGCAGGTAGATTGTTCAATCAAAATGTCGCACCTATCGACCCATCATATACAGGTGAACAATACTGGTATATGTATGGAGCAAACACAACTAAGAGATATAGTTCAACTTTCTTAAATGAAAGAGAAAACTATTTCCACAAACCATTAGTGAATCTAAATCACTTCCTAGAAATAAATGACAAAACTCGTATGAGTTCAGTTGCTTATTGGAGTGGTGGTTCAGGTGGTGGAACAGGAACTTACGGAAGTGTATCAAGAATGCCAGCAGTTGAAGGAGAAAGATGGTACGCATCTTCACCGTGGACTTGGGATTGGAATGCAGAAATTGCACAAAATTCTGACAACGTGGATGAAAACTTCTCAACTGATGAAAATCGTTCAACAGGAATACTTCGTAATTCTATCAATCGTCAAGATACATATGGTTTAATTAGTAAAATGAACTATGTTGTAAATGATGAATTAGAACTACAAGCAGGTATTGACTGGAGAGCAGCAACTATTGAACACGCAAGAGAAGTTCGTGATTTATTAGGTGGTGATTATTATGTAGACTATTCAGATGACAACGCCCCAGAAGGTAAAGTCGTTCGTTTAGGAGACGAAATAGCATACCACAATGATACAACTGTAGATTGGTTAGGTGGATTTGTACAAGCAAATTACACTACTGACAAGATGAACATTTATGGAATGGGTGGACTATCAAGTATAGAATACTCTTACCAAGACCACTTCACAGTGGAAGATGAAGTCATCAAAGCAGACCCAATTTCAACATACCAAGTTAAAGGTGGAGTAATGTATAATGTCAATGATGATATGAGTGTATTTTTCAACACAGGAATGGTTGAGAAAGCACCTATTATGGACAATGTAATTTACTTTGACGGAACTGTAGCAACAGACCCAGCGAACGAAAAATTCGTTCACAATGAGTTTGGTGTAAATTACAAGTTCGGTAAACTTGGATTAAATGCAAGTGCTTATAACACAGATTGGCAAGATAGAAACTTGACTAAGTCAGTAACGACAGGTCAAGGAGATTCAGGTGATACTGATGTTATCTTCCTAACAGGTGTTAATCAAAAGCATTCAGGTTTAGAACTTGAAACTAACTATGAAGTAAATGATATGTTAGATTTAATGTTCGTAGCCTCTTTCGGTAATTGGAAATTTGATGGTGACGCCAACGGAAATTATCAGGAAACTGAATATAATTCCGCAGGCCAAGCAATTGGATACAAAACTACTGAATACGCTTACGCACTTGACGGATTGTATGTGGGTGATATGCCACAAACATCTTATATATTAGGAGTAACTCTTAGACCTATCAAGGACTTGAGTATACAAGCAATACATAAAATGTATGACAAAAACTACTCTGACTGGTCGCCATCAGCTCGTGAATTTGACGGGACTAATGATGACGCAGACAGAAGTCAAGTATGGGAAGCACCAAGCTATAACAGACTTGATTTACATATGTCTTATAAACTTCCAAAAGTCAAAGACTTGGATATGACGCTAACAGCACATATTTTCAACGCTCTTGATGAAGTTTATGTACAAGACGCAGTCGATAATAGTCAATACAATGGTTTTGGTTCTAAGCAACATTTAGCTCACAACGCTGAAGTATTCTTAGGAACACCAAGATACGCAAACATTGGATTATCTATCGGATTCTAATTATAGGGGGGCGACGAAATATTCGCCCCTTTTTTTAGAAAAAATACTTGACATTTTCAAAATTAATTTGTATATTTATATACATAAGGTTACAATCAAAAGGAGTTTATTATTTACCAAAACTTGTGGTACGACGTACGTAAGAACAAAATGCATTTGTGGGATGATTCTAAAGGATATCTACAAATACCATATAGAAAATATGCGTATGTCAAAGATTCATCTGGACAACACGTTAGTTTATATGGAGATAGATTAAAACGAGTTACTTCATTCGATAAAGATGACCCAACACTACACGAATCAGATATTCCACCAATGACAAGATTCTTGGTTGACCAATATGGAGATTCAGATGAAATATCAACAGGTCATAGAGTTATGTTCTTTGATATTGAGGTAGAGGTAACTGAGGGATTCCCTGATGTTCAGAAAGCATACAACCCAATCACATCAATTGCACTCTATGATTACCTAACAGAAAAATATTACACTTATTGCTTTGACCCACACGAAAGAATTGAAAGTTACAAGAAAGACAATGAAGAAGTAGAGTTTTACAAGACAGAATATGAAATGTTGAACAAGTTTTTCCAAAAGTATATGGAAATACAACCAACAATCATTAGTGGTTGGAACTCGGAGTTCTTTGATATTCCTTATTTATACAATAGAGCAGTCAGAATATTAGGACATAAAGTAGCAAAACTACTATCACCAATATCTAAAGTTATTTATTCTGATTATAAAAAGAAGCACAATATAGTGGGTGTATCATCAATGGATTACTTACAACTATATAGACAATTTACATTTACTCAACAATCAAGTTATCGTTTAGATTACATTGGAGAAATTGAAGTCGGTATGAAAAAGGTTTCCTATGAGGGAACACTTAATGATTTATACGACAATGACTTACAGACATTTATAGATTACAATATCCGAGATGTAAAAATCTTAGTTGAATTAGATAGTAAATTAAACTTAATTGAGATTGGAAGAGGTATTGCTCATCTTGGACACATACCTTATGAAGATATCAATATGTCATCAAGGTGGTTAGAGGGAGCAATCTTAGTATATCTAAAAAAGATTGGAGTGATTGCACCAAACAAGCCGGGTAGACCAAAGAAAATGAATGATGATAAATTTGCAGGTGCTTATGTTCAAGACCCACAATCTGGCAAACACGATTGGGTTTATGATTTGGATATTACGAGTATGTATCCGAGTGTTATTCGTTCGTTAAATGTTTCACCAGAAACTAAGATTGGTAAAGTTGAGGGTTGGAATCCAGAACAATTCATAAAAGAAAGTAGTACAAAAACTTATTCACTTATGAATAAACACGATAAAGAAATCGGTAAGATGACCGAAACAGAATTAAAAGATTATTTAGATAAGTCAAAAGTATCAATCGCATCCAACGGAGTAATGTACAGAACAGACAAACAAGGATTGATTCCTGCATTGTTGGAGAAATGGTTCAACGAACGAGTAGAGATGAGAAAACTCGTAAAGAAATATAATGAACAAGGTGACACCGAAAAGGAAGAATACTTTGATAGAAGACAACACATTCAGAAGATTGTATTGAACTCGTTGTATGGTGTATTGGGATTGCCAGTATTTAGATTTTATGATTTAGATAATGCAGAAGCCACTACATTAACAGGCCAATCATTGATTAAATTTAGTAAAAAAATTACAAATCATTTCTACAATAATGAACTCGGAACCAATGAAGATTATGTTATCTATATCGATACAGACTCTATTTTCGCATCAGCAGTTCCATTGATTAAAAAGAGATTTCCAAATCAAGAATTATCCGAAACAATGATGACACAACGAATTATGGAAATTTGTCAAGAAGTTCAAGACTATTTGAATACGAGTTATGATTACTTTGCTAAGAAGTTTTGTAATATAGATGAACACGTGTTTGATATCAAACAAGAGGTAATCGCAAAGACGGGTTTATTCGTAACGAAGAAACGATATGGTTTACGAATTATCAATGACGCAGGTAGAAAAGTAAATAAGATTCAAGTTAAAGGATTAGATACGGTTCGTAGTAATTTTGCAGTTGCTATGAAAGATTTATTGTCAAAAGTATTAGATGATATATTGGCAGATGTTCCAAAGGAAAAGATTGATGAACGAGTATCATTATTTAAAAGAAATATGCACCTTCTATCTTATGAGGTAATGGCAAATCCTATCGGAGTAAAGGGTATTGGTAAATATATTGCCAAAGATTCAGAAACATCATTTGCTAAATACAAAAAGGGTGCGCCAGTCCACGTTAAAGCAGCAATCAATTACAATTCATTAATTGACCATTGGTATGAGGGTAAACGATATGAAAAGATATCTAACGGAACAAAGATAAGGTGGGTGTATTTAAAAGAGAATTCATTTGGATTTGACGCCATAGCATTCAAAGGACACGAAGACCCAAAAGAAATATTAGAATTAATTAAAAACCATATAGACCACAACAAAATGTATGAACAAGCTATGAGTAAGAAACTCGGTATGTTTTATAAAGCAATGCATTGGGGTGGCGTAGAGGACAAGACAACATCAATGAATAGGTTTTTTTAGTGGAAGATTATGTAAAAGCAGATTCAGTTTACATTGAAGAGATTCCAAGTTCAGTAGCCAAGAAGATGATTATTGAAAAGCACTATACACACGCATTTAGTATGTGTAGATATGCTTTGGGTATTTATTATGTAGGGGACAAAGACCACAAGTTCTACAATGAAAAAGAAAAGAAACTAATTGGTTGTATGACTTATGGATATCCAGTTGGTCGTTCAGCAATCAAGTCTATGATTCCCACATTACAAAATGAGGAAGTATTAGAGTTGACAAGATTATACATTGATGATGGATACGGAAAGAACATTGAGTCTTTGAGTATGGGTAAATCATTTAAGTGGTTGAAACAAAATGCCAGTAACATCAAAATGTTACTCAGTTATGCAGACCCTGAACAAATGCACTTAGGAACAATCTATCAGGCAACAAATTGGTTGTATCAAGATTGTCGTGATATACAATTAATGCCAAATTACTCGGTATCATTAGGTGAACCACACAAATGGATACATAGTCGTACGGTATTTTCTAAGTGGGGTAGTCATAATGTAGAACATTTAAAAAAGCATATAGGACAGACCTTTTATCGTAAGAGAGAAGCACCTAAACACAGATATTTATATTTCTTGGGTTCATCAAGAGAAAACAAAAAGATGAGATTACAATTGAAACACAATTGCAAACCATACCCAAAGAACAAAGAAGAATTCATACCACCAATTGAAAAATATGAAGTGGAGAATACGAATAAAAACAAGTCTATGGAAAAATTTATTTGATTTTCGGATTATTAGATGATATTTATAGATAAACCAAACAGGAGTTACAAATAATGAATAAATCTCAATTAACTAATTTCATTAACAAATACACATTAGGTGGAGAAATAAAATCTACTAAATGGGTTTCTAAAAATGACAGCTTAACAACAAGATTCATCTCGGGTGATAAATCAGTTGTTGGTAGAGTAGTGCTAAGTAAATTTAAACACTTAGAACCTTGTGAACTTGGAGTTTACAATACAGGACAACTACTTTCATTGTTATCAGTATTAGGAGATGATGTTGACATAAATCTATCACGTTCAGGTGACAAATTTATCTCAATGGAATTAGAAGATAGTAAAAGAAAAACCAAATCTAAATATATGTTGAGTGATTTATCAGTTATACCAACACCACCAGAACTAAAGAATCTTCCAGATTCATTTGAGCTAGGTATCAAGGTAGACGCATATTTCATCAATACATTTATTAGTGGTAAAGGTGCTTTATCAGAAGCAGAAACCTTTACGATATTAACTGAAGACGATAAAACGAGTATCGTGATTGGATATGCAAGTATAGCATCTAATCGTGTTACTATTCCAGTTGAAACTACGAAGTATAAAATGATGGAACCAATATCATTTAATGCTAATATGTTCGCATCAATCTTAAATGCAAATAAAGATTGTGAAAGTGCAACATTAGAAGTTAGTTCACAAGGGTTATCAAGAATTAAATTTGAAATCGATAATTACGATTCAGAATACTTCTTGGTATCAACACAAGCAGTTAACTAATGCAAAGCTTGGAACATAGCTTATGGGTTGAAAAGTATAGACCGACATCATTGGATAGTTACATTGGTAACGACCACTTAAAAAGTAAGGTGTCGGTATATCTTGAATCAGGAGATATCCCACATTTATTATTATTCGGTAGAGCAGGAACAGGTAAAACTACTCTTGCTAAACTATTAATTAATAATATAGAGTGTGATTATCTTTATATCAACGCATCAGACGAAAATTCAGTAGATGTAGTTCGTGAAAAAGTCAAGAACTTCGCATCAACATTAGGTTTCAAAGATATGAAAGTCATAATCTTGGACGAGTGTGATTACATTACACCAAATGCCCAAGCAGCACTTCGTAATCTTATGGAAACTTTCTCAAAGAATTGTCGTTTCATATTGACTTGTAATTATGTGGAAAGAATAATTGACCCGATACAAAGTCGTTGTCAATCTTTCCAAATAGTTCCACCTGATAGAAAGCAAGTCGCACAACATCTGGCAAATATATTGAATAACGAAAATGTTCAGTATGACATTAAAGACATAGCAACCATAGTAAATGGTGGTTATCCAGATATCAGAAGAGTAATCAATGGTGCTCAAAGACAAGTCGTAAATTCTAAATTAACAATTGATGAAAATACTATTGCTCAAAATGATTATAAATTGGAAGTGTTAGAAATATTAAAAACACAAGACAAGAAGAATTCATTTCAAAACATTAGACAATTGTTAGCAGATTCAAAAGTAACAGACTTTTCTGATTTATTCAGATTGATGTTTGATACCGTAGATGATTGGGGAGCAGGACATATCGCAGAGTGTATATTGATTTTAAGTAAATATCAACAATCAGACGCAGTCGTAGTGGATAAAGAAATTAACGTTATGGCAATGTTTGTTGAATTAATAGGGAGTATTAAATGAGTAGTCATCCAAACGCAGCACCACCAAAAGCACAACCACAAATTGATTTAACAAAATCAGATACAATTTTGTGTGAAGAATGTGGAAATGCAGCATTCACACCAGCATTTTTCTTAAAGAAAATATCTGCACTAGTATCACCAACGGGTAAAGAATCAATCGTTCCGATTCAAGTTTTTACTTGTGGTAGTTGTGGAGTTGTTCCACAAAATATGTTAGAGTCAGCAGGTTTAGCAAAACCAGGAGAATAATCGTGGGAATAGTAGATAAAGTGATGAAAGGTGTAGGTTGGAAACCACCTACAAGTAAACAAAGTGGAATCACAGACGCAGACACACTATATTCTGAAGAAACAATCAGATATGTAGAGATGTATTACAATGAAGACCATAGAGTTATCAATGTAAATCCAGATGGTTCAGTTCCTAATATTGATTTAAGATACAATTACGCTACAAAAAATACAAAACCAATGAGGGTTGATTTAAAAGGAAATTTTTATCAAGATGATGAGAGAACTAAAGACACAAAGTATAATGACGACAACGCTCCATTACAAATACATTGTTTCGGAGATAGTTGGACATATGGTTGGGATGTAAAGCAAGAAGAAACTTTTGTTCATCTATTAGGTGATGAAAATACTTCCGTATATAATTACGGAGCAGGTAAAACAGGTTTAGATTATGCAGTAAAAAAGATTACAGAAGTCTATGCAAAACACAACCATAGAGAAAATCAGAACTTCGTATATGTTATAACGATTCCACATAGTTTTAGAAGAATGCACTTTGAAGACAATGGAACAGCTCGTAGAACTTGGGATAAACCAAATGCCGCAGAAGTAAATGAATATAATCATTTCTTATATTTCTATCATCATTATGAAATTTTAAATCGTTTAATCGGTAGAGATAAAATCATATGGGGAACTTGGGATGAAGAAATTCCAAAAAATATGATTGATGTATTCTTTGATTTACACGACTTAGCAGGTAGACATCCAGGTATAGAATCCCACAAATTATATGCAGAGCAAATAAGAACCATAATGAAAAAAAATGGTTGGTATAATGGACAAAGTTAAATATAATGTAGATAAATTCTACTACGAAAACCATAGAGTAACCACAACAGAACAAACCGAAGAGAATTTTCCACAAGGAGAACACGGACTAAAACTTTATCAACATAAAGATGATGAAGGTAATGTTATCTACACTAATGACAAAGGTGAATATGTTTCATCTCATTTAGAAGCACTGAACATATATCAAAATAATAATGGTAGATTGCAGGGTGGAAGACAACACGACCCAATTTACAATGATGAAAATGTTGGAAGACAAATCTACACCTTTGGTGATAGTTGGACTTATGGTTGGGATATTGAACAAGAACAAACCTTTACTCATTTACTCGGAGATGAGAACACATCAGTTCATAATTACGGAGCAGGTGGAACAGGTTTAGATTTTGCAGTCAAGACTTTATCAGAAGTTTATATACCAGAATCAACAAGACAAATATTTATCATCACGGTTCCACATTATTTTAGAAGAACTTGGTTTGATGATGACGGAGTTGTTATGAGACCTTGGCAAGTAAAAGAAAAGGTCAATATAAATGAGTATAATAATTACTTTAATTTTCTACATAACTATGAATTACTAAACAGATTTGTAGGTCGTGATAAAATCATATGGGGAACTTGGGATGGAGATTTGCCACAAGAAAAGTTTGATGTCATTTGGGACAAGGTTGAAGATAAAACAGATGATGATTTACATCCAGGTCCAAAAGCACATAAATATTATGCGGAAAGATTAAAAAATGTATTACAAGATAGATTTAAATAATTACGAACTACGAGAAGTTCAAAAGTATCAAGAGGTTACAAACTATAATGATATTAATTCAGAACAGATACAAGTAATATCAGAAGAGTTAGCTGAATTTAAAGATTCATTTGGAAAAGATTGGCAAGAGTGGAATTTAAAAGACTTACGAGATAGACTACAAGACAATTGGACATTTTATTTAGTTGAGGGTGGTTGGGCATTTATAGATTGGAATAGACGATACCCTATGTTATGCCAGAAATATGTGTTTCCAAATCATAGAGGAACAGGTTTAAATTTAGATTTAATATGGATTCGTTGTAATGAAATCAAACAACAAGGATACAATTACGCAATGATGTTTATAGATGATTGGAACGAACCAGCAAAATCAGTATTGAAAGAAAAAATATTCACTAAAATCAACTAAATTGATATTTATATATAGGAAAAACATATGTCAGTTCAAACAACAATAGAAAATTATTTAAATTATATCACAGGAAGTGGTGGTGGTTGGCCAACAAATACCAATATTGGTATTTTTGCTGGTGTTGATTACATAAAAGAAGAAACCACAGGTGATATTTACTTGAATGAAATGAATACTGCGTGTGGTGTTTACGGAAATTATAATGACCAAACAGCTTCATTTGATTTAATGGCAGATTATGCAAATGAAAAAGGTTGTACAAAAGCTTATGTTTACGGACAAGATGATAGTGTTAAGTATAATCCTTCCAATTTTCAACAACCAATAATTAGTTCAAGTTTTGCCAGACACAACATAAGTTGTAGTTTTGAATTTGTAGAAAATACTTCATTAACATACTTCTCACAAAGAGGTAGTAATGACCACACAGGTAGTTTCCATTTGTTTATGCAAACACCCTGGTTTAGTGATGACAATTTATTAGAGATTGTAAGTGGTTCATTTAATAAAAATTCATTTAGAACTATATTGAGTTCATCACCAGTTAGTTCAAGTTTAATTCCAGTATTTAATACCGGTTCCTTTTCAGACTCAAATGCATACCATCCTGATTTTGTAGTTAAAGACCCAGCACAAGATGGAACTTCTTATGACAATTCAATATTATTTCATAAATACAATTCAGACAATCCGACTTATCAAAATTCAGTTAATAGTGGTTCATTAATCGAAACTTATATTGTTCCGAGTGGTTCAACAATAGGAACACAAGGATATTTAAAATCACCTAAATATGAATATCTAATGACACCAGACAAGCAAATACTAACAAAGAAAAAAGATAAGTTAGTATTATCAATAGCACCAAAATTGATTTTAAGTGGTGATAGATATCATATACAGAACGCATTATTATACTCAACTGCAAGTGGTAGTTTGATTCGTATGTATGATGATTCAACAAAACAAGTTCAAGATGTGGAAACTGGTGATGTTGTTAAATCTTATAAACCAGTTGGAATGCCAGATGAATTTTATTTTGAAGATTGGTTAAGTTATAGTTCAACAGATTTGAGTGGTTCAACACCATCAGGTTCGGTAGTAGTTAGAACTTTTCAAGAGGACTATTATGGATACTACTTAATCAATGGTAGTATTAAAGTTCCAGTTATGAAACAATCTATAATGAAAGGTGCGAGATACTTTTTAAAGCAAGGAGACACTTGGACTTGGGCTAAACCAACCGACATAGATACAGGAGATTACTTTTTAGATAAAGACGGAAATGAAGTTGAAGTAACTTCAAAATCAGAAGTAGCACAAGAAGAAACTTTCTATTCATTAGATGTTGAGGATATTGATACATACTTTACATCAGATATATTGGTTCACAATATTCCACCAGGTAAATGTTTCACAGGTGATACAATGATTACATTGTTTGACGGAACTTACGAAAAGATTAAGAATATAACATCAGGTATGAAAATCAAAACATACAATCACGAAACTGGCAGATTACAAAATTCAGTTGTGGGTGATGTAACAAAAATTGAACACGACAACTTAGTTGAGTATAAATTTGATAACAATACAATAATTAAAGCAACAGATGACCACCCATTTTATATTGCTAGTGATTCATATATAGATTCAGATTACAGACCATTAGAATTAGGTGATAAAGTCTTAACTGATGATTTAAACAAGTTAGAGTTGATGGGATATAAACCACTCAACACAATAGAAACAACATATAATATAGATAACACAAATAACGGCAAGAACTACTTTGCGAATAAGGTTTTAGTT